TAATCGCTTCATTAACCATCCTAAGACCTAATGGTGTTAAATTATTACCAACCTTTTCACCATAATCAGTCCAATCAAGACTAAACGCATATGAAGCGAAGACTTGTTTTGATGCCGGTGTCGTGTTTGGTTGAAACGCACATGTATTATCATCCCCAAATAAATCACCACCTCTCCTAACTCTTCTACCTGTATATGGGTCAATACCATTTGAAGTATTCCAACCATATTCTTTAATATTAGGAACTAAATAATCCGCACGTTTTATTCTTTGACCTAAATCTTCTGATTGAGTCCATTTTATTTTGAATCTATATTTTCCCTTTGTCGGAATACCAACCTTTGGGTCATTTGAAATGACCTGTTCACCAAATTCATTTGTTGTTACATAATCCAAATTCATTGGAACATCAATAACCCAAGCACCGTTTTCATCAATCACTTGACCACCATCTTCAAGTTTGGCCAATTCTAATCCGGGTCTTCCATTAACATCTGTAAAAATTGTTTGTCTAATCGCTAAAATTTGTCCAGGTCCTGTTGTTAAACTACATTGATTACCAAATGATTTATCAACTTCACATATACGATTAATTGCAGTATCTTCTGTATTTGAAATTAATGAACCCATAAAAACTGCGGTAGGTTGTATTACCACATTTTTTTCGGCCGATAAGTCAAAATCAGTTCTTGTAACACCTAAAACACATATATTCTCATCACCCCAAAATGGTTGAACCTCAATTGTTCTATTTATGGTTATGATTTGAGGTAATTGATTAAAATTATTAGATGCGTTAAATTGTTTACCACCAACTTGTTGTGGTGTTGCAACACCCATTCTAATCAAATCTTGAGGTGTTACTGAAAAGTCACCAATGTCAGATAAATCGACGTTAACCACAATCGTTTGAGAACCAAGTGGAACTCCAAATATCATATAATCACCACTATCGTTTGTGACTGAATTTAACTTATAATACTTATCGTAAATTTCAAATTTTGTTGGGTTAGTTAAAACTTCCTCACGAGTAAAGAAAGTACCTGTTGGAACGTGATTACTATGTGATTGTTCTTTAGGTAAAAGATTGTAACGATACCCATCTTCGTTGAATTGAGTTAACGTTTTATACGGATATAAACTAGCAATAATTGGATTATTAACCTCATCACTATCAGATAATGGGATAAAAACTGAAACTTTAGCGTTTGGTATCCCAAATCCATTATTAATACTAACACGTCCTACAATAACACCATAATCTGAACATTGTCGAGTGTAAACCTCACTTTGGAGTAACTTTAATGATAATATTTCAAGATGGTCAAAATCTTGGTCTATCTTAACTTTAATTGATTTATCTGAACCAACTGTTGTTCTTATTCTGTATGAATTCGACATTCTTTTCTTTTAAAATAAATAGTTTATATACTATTTTTAAAAGATAAATCAAAAATTTTCAAAATAAATCATCAACTAAAATTAGTTGTTTTATAATCTTTTACTCTAATGTTAATATCCGTTGATGGGAATCTTATTTGATAGGTTTGACTTGGTTCAGCAAATATAGTATCATCAATTAATTCGATTTCCCTTGTCTGAGTATCTAAATACGGTTGTGATGTTTGTGATGATGAATATTGTCCACCAACTTTATTAAAAATTTGTATTGACGCTAAATTAATAACCCCATTTTCCGATTGGATTAACCTCCTTAATTCTGAAATATTTACGTTTTGACCCATTTGTCTGTTTTTAGGGTCAAAGAAATTTGATACAGTATTAATTATTTTACTGATAACCGCACCTTGTGTTTGACTACTATCTAAAACAACACTAATAGTTAAACTCAAATCAACAACATTAGCAACTTGAACTGAAATGTAATCATTCATCATTCGATAATTTGACAAATAATTTGCAACATTATTTTTTAATGTGTCCGAAATAATTTCTGTTAATTTACCATTTTCATCGTAAGACAACATTTTAATTATAATCTTATTATTTTCTTCAGTGATAGCAACTTTAGCAGGAGCACCAAATTGTGAAGGCATTGTTCTTATTAATGAGTCGTAATCATTTACTGTAACCGCTCTATTCTGTGCGGAAAAATTAAACCCAACCAAATTCCTAACTTCTTCAATAGTTGGAAAATCAGCTCCACCTATGGCTGCGGTAACGTTAGTACATCTTAATGAATTTACAACTGTTGTATTAAAATTTTCAGATGGTCCATTAACAAAAAATGACACAGTACCAATCTGATTAATAACATTAACCCCTAAATTACTCGAAGAACCACCCCCTATTCTATATTGTATGAATAAAGTTGTGTTAGATTTTAATGAACTACCTAAAGCAAAGTTATTTGAATATTTATATAAATTTAAATCAAATCCGTTTCTCGCAAATTCTCTCAATTGTTCATCAGCCGATTGATTACCACCACCAAACGTTAGTTTCATATAACCTTCAGGTGTGTATTCTGTAATAAATTTATCAGTTACTGACAAATATCTACCAACTTTAACACCAGGACTATCAGAAACTTTAGTCGGGTCTTCAACAAAGACTCTATCTTCAGCTAAAGCTTTAACTTCATACCATCTATTATCAAGACCCAAAAACTCTTGAGCTGATGGGACATTACCAAATTGTGTACCATCTTTCAATAGAACACTAGTCACACCCAAAACAGTTTTTTCAGGTAAGAATAATTCATAAAACGGTTTAACATCATTTGGTGTTATAACTTTTTTAAACACCTTTGTTATACCATTCACAACTGTTTCTCGTTTTACGATGGTATAGTTTATAATTTTATTATTAGCATCAAAATTAGGTATTTTTAATCTATTTGGATATCCATCACCACTAATAGGTGACGCAAAATCAATATCATACACCGTTTCAAAAACTTGTCCAGCCCCATTAACTTGAGAACCACGTCTTAACACCCCACAATATCTCAAATCCTCTTTGTCACCAAATGCCGGTACAGTTATTGAAAAATCAACCATTGCCACTGATGGTCTTTGTCCGGGGATTTTTAACCCATATGTTCTAGCGATATTATATATTGACGACCTTTGTTGTGCATATTGTAATACCGTTTCTTGGATACTTCTATCAATATTAAAGTGTAAGTTATCCGCTATCGCCGCATTTAAATCCAAAAATACCGAAAATATCGCAGCATCATTTACATTCTCAATTAAATCAGGATAATAAGTTCTCGTGAAATTTATTAATTCAGTTCTTAATCCTTGAAAATCTCTAGTTGTGTACGAAATTTTTTTATTTGCCATATTATATATTTATTATAACAAAATCACTTGAACTAAACGCATCGTCGTTTAATGAGTAATCTATTTTAATTTTTGCCGTATGTTCTTTTGTTCCAATCCCTGGAACTCTAAACACACGTTCATCATTACCATTTACATAAGTTCCTTTATCCTCATCGTCTTCAGATGCGGGTGAAATTATAAGTTTGGTAATTGTTATTCCAGGTATAAACTCTTCAACAGAATCTCTAATCTCAGATTCTAATTGTGAAAAAGTTGGTCCGTCTAATGGCTCAAATAAATATTCATATAACCTTGTTCCGAAATTAGGTAAAAAATATCTAGTTCCTTTTCTAGTTAATAATAAATGAATTAAATTAGAACGTATTTCTTCTCTTTTAGTATCTGATAAATCTAAAAATTTACCATCATACGAATCCCTAAACGGAAAATTAATACCATATGTTAATGATTTAGCCATCTTACATAAATATAAGGTGAATATAATTTTTTTGTATAACGTTATAAAATAAAAAACTCTCGACAATGCCGAGAGTTTTTATAATTTACGGTTTTTTTAAGATGAACACCCAAAACATTCAAATTGTGAATCTTGAGGTTTTTGTGGTATCACATCAACTGTTGGTTTTTCTTTAACAGGTTTTTCTCTTTTTGAAATGTCAACAGCTAAGTGTTTAGCTCCCGTCGAAATCGCTTTAGTTCGGAT